ATATCAGCTATGTTTATTTCCATTGCTTCGAGTGTTTTCTCAACTGCGAAAGTTCCACAAAAGAAATCCATTTCCTGCCCGTTTACAGGCAATTTAAAAACGTCTGCCATAAATTAGGTAGTTCTGGTTATGTCACCTGTGCCTTTGATTGAGCCTGTGAATGTGATATTATCACCACTTGCAGCAGTCATTTCCAAAGTTTCAATGTAACCCTCACCAAACTCATTCATGAATGCCGGAGATCCGATGGCTTCTTTCCAATAGATTAAGGTTTTAGCTCTCAATAATCCGCTTAAGTAATCCCACGAAGCTAATGCAGTATCTCCACCAACGGAAGTCGTATCTGTTAGGATTCCATCCAATGATTTGGTGTAACTGTATGAATTTGGAGTTGAAATAATTACCCCTGGATCGCATTTAGTTTGAACTTCATTAAACGTTACCGTTTCAGATGTTCCGTTTGAAGTTAAGCAAGCAATAGGCACGTAGTCCCCACTCCTTAAAATTGATAGTACACTATCATCTCCGTTTACAAAGTTTGACATGATTTTAATATTTAAGTTGTTTGATTAATCTGTTTTATTTTATGTGAAAAAGTTAATATTTTCCTGAATACTGTATTACCTACATTTTCCTCAATTATACCTCTGTCATTCGTTTTACTGCAAGTCACTATCTGAAAGTTAGTTAATACAGGATAGTCCGTTGTATCACCCGTTCTGATCAGTTGTTGTATCTCATTGCTGATTTGCTCTGATAACTTTTTACCTCCTTTATTCTTTGGAAACTTAGTCACCACATCAATTGAAATCGTTACATTCTGATAAAAACCATTCTTTATTAATATGTCATTTGCCGACTGATCCATGATTAAGCAATAAGCTGAAGCATATCCAATATTAGCAACCATAGAACCCTGCAATTCATCATAGAACGGAATAGTAACCCCAGAGATTTGAATGCCTCCAAGCTTAGTTATGTACGCTTCTCTTAATTCGGTTGCTATTTCAAACATTGTTTTTCAATATCTTTTTTAACTCACTTATAAAAATTGGGCTTTCTGCCAAAAACGAGGGTATTAAATACGGTTGTTTTTTCATTGTACCCTGACCGTTTTCATAAAACTGTCTTGCGTATTCCTGTATTTCTCTCGGCAATGTAGGAACGTAACTTGCGGCACTTTCACCCGTTCCGAACTCAATATAAACAGGAATATTTGTACTGCTTTGTACTCCTATTTCCGAAGCATAACCGTTATTCTTTACCACTTTATCAATTAACCCTTTTATTCCTATCGGAGCTTTATTTTGTGCATTTATTTCAATTGCTGTAGATGAATCTAATACTTGTAACTTTACCTCATCTTGCACCTTTTTACTATAATCAGCTAACTTTTTTTTAACCTGCGAAAGTCCGCTTATTATTACCCTTGCCATTATGTTGTTACAATTAATTCAGCACGTTCAATTGTCATTATGTATTCTCGCTTATGCCTTTGCCCTACTAAATCAATTCTGTTAATTACATACCGATAATCTTCCCATTCAATGAACATTATATTTGTTGGTGTGAATGCTGATCTGTATTTAATCCTGCATTCAAATATTTGATTTAAAACTCTTTCTCTTTGTTCGCTTTCGCTGAATGATCGCATTTCTTTAATCATTGCAAAAGTTGAAAGCAGAAACAACCTGGTTACCGGAAAACCTCCCGAAGCATCTACCGTATCATCAAATGATACAAATGTTATAACCTGATCGTAATTTCCCGTATTCATTACATTATGGGATTAACCCTGTAAGCCTGCTCAATTTCGGTGCTTGTATTAATTGCTTTGTTTACTTGCTCATCTGTTGAATCCGCCCTGTATTTAAACGCTGTTTCAACTCTCATGCAGATAGCTGTTTTTAAGTCCTCTGGCAATGTGCTATCATCTGTATAGATGTCGTAAAACCCTGCGTAATACGTTACAGTCCATTCATTATATGACCTTAATGCAGTACCTAAAATGTCGTAATACGGATCGTAATTTAACGGCATGCAAGTCATGCCAACTGTCAGCACCGGGTTATCATACCCAAACAAAGTATAATTTGCAGTAGGTATGGCAACACTATCCTTATCAACTATGGTTAATAATTCACCAAATGGCCCGTTAGGTATTGTTACTTTTGCCTGATTGCTAACCAAAGTAAATTCCTTTTTACCGTAACTTAACCCGGTGTATTTTTCAGATGAAATACGAGCTTGTTTCAATAAGCGTGTTATCAGTTGGTCAAAGTCTGTGAAATCTATTTCCATAAATTCCTTAACCTCTGCCAATGTAACAGGCTCAGCAACTAAATCCGTAAGTATCTTTACTTGTATCATTTGGTTTTATAAGTTACTTTTAACTCTTTGCTTTCAATCTCGAACCTTACCGCCTTACCTCTTGCAATTAAGTAATTAGCAAATGCGTCTGGCTGTTCTTTAATCTCTCCGATTTTACCCGTTTCGTGATTTGAAATATATCTAACTTTCATTTTCTTTGTTATTAAAAAAGCCCTGCACCATTGCAGTACAGGGCTTCAGAACCTAAACTATGAATGAGAAATATTATGTAGTCGCTTCAAGTAGTAATTTAGCACTTGCAAAATCACCTTTGATTAACACATTCACATCGTTTGCAGATACGAATTGAACCAACCTCTGCTCTAACAAGATTGTTTTCTTGTTATTAATAAAGTCGTTTCCATCTAATCCGATTTGTACGCGCATCCCCTGACGGAATAATACATTTACTACTGATAGATCACCACCAATGAAATCAATGCCTAATGCATCAAGTGCGTTTGTTCCGATCAATCTAACACCCTGTAAAGTAGTGTAACCCTGTGCGTCACGACCTAAGAACGCTAAAGGCTCAGTATATTCGCCATAAGTAGACTTAGTTGTAATCATCTTAGCTAAAAAGCCTTCGTTTACAAAGAATCCAGTTGGATTACCAAACGCCTTTTTAGTTTGCAGAATAGCTGCAATCAGAACATCGAACTCATTTGCATCAGTAACAGTACTTGCAAGAGTTGAGCCTGTAAACGCTGCTGCATATTCATCAAGACCTTTCAGATTATCACCAGTTCCGGGGCCAGAGAATAAATCATTTTCGGTAACGATGTCAGCACGTTTCATCAAGTTGTTTTGAACGTATGCCATAAGCTGTGGCAGGTCATCCATAAATTCAGTAGTCACTTTTCCGTAAACTGCAATCTTTTTAGCAACTGCGTTTCTTTCTTCGTAACGAACCGATAATGGAGTTTTAGCATCACCCTCACCAATGAATATCGGAGTGCCTTGCTCATCAAGTTCCTCAATCCACATTGCGTAAGGCTTAGCCATTGCGCCCGTAGATACGTTTTCCAAGTAAGTTAATTGACGCTTACGGATAGGGCTGATAATGCCGGTGTTTTGAGTTAATGACCATTGAGATGCGGAACCTACTGCTTCGATAGTATTAAAGTCTCCGATTGTAACGGCTTCCTTAATATCAAATACTAACGGACCATTCTGTTTGCCATCATTTTTGATTATGTCTTTAATCTCGTCAGCTTTAGCCATGTAAGCTTCTGTAAACGCCTGAGTGAATGACTTTGCGGGCTGTGGCTCAGATGCTTTTTTGTTTACTTTCGTAGACAAATCATCGTGCTGTTTTTGTAATTCTTTTTTAGCTGCTTCGATTTGCTCTTTTACTGAATCCATTGAAGGCACATCAGCAAGTTTTGCGATTACATCAGCCGCTTTTGCAAGGGCATCAGCCGCCTGAGCTTTGGCGTTATCCACACCATCTTTTAATCCTTTAGATGCTAATTCAATTGCATCCATTATTTCTTTAGTTTCCATATTGGAATGATTTTTTAATTTGGTTAATAATTTCTTGTTGATTAATCGGCTCATCTTTACGGGTGGAATTATCCGGCGCGTTTGTGAGTGACTTTAATATTTTTTCAACCTCAATCAGACGACTATCTGAATAAGGCAAATTATACATCAATGTTAAATGTTCAATAATATCTTTAGCGTCTGATTTAGCACCTAAAACAATCGCATTTGGATTAGCTCCCCAACTTGTCAAGAATGAATATTCACGTAGATTATATTCAGTAATTATCTTTGAGTTTTTCTGATCTCTGCGAATTACCTGATAACCTATTGACAAATCAGCTTCCTGACCGTTTGAATTGATTAACTTAATATCGTTAAACATGTCACGACCAAGATCAGTATCCATATTGAATTGTGTACCTGTAAACAATCCATCGGGATGCTCTGGCCTTAACTCTTTAGGTACTCCAATCAAAAGTGTAGTGTCATGATTTTTGTAAACCCTGAGCTTTTTACGCCCCTCTGATACAGTTTTCATGAATGAGCCCGGATGACTTATGTCACCATCGCTATCCTCATTGTTGTAAGCATTTGCAATAGCTTCAACATACCCGACTTTTTCGTCAAGCTCCTTTATTTCGGATGTATGGTTTTTAGTTAACTGATTCATTGATGTAAAAATAAATATTAAAAAAATACGAATGTTTTATTTTGATATACAAGAATGTTTAAGTAGCTTTGAATTATGACCACAACCGAAGTATTTAACCAAATCATATCGGAGCATAAATGGTATGCTCCGTATATGTCGGCTCAGGCTGCGTTTTTGTTTAAATGTAGATTTGTAAAAGGTGAATTAAAGCAAAATACAATAGATAGATTGTTTGCTAAGTTTGGATATGAAAATGAAGTGGTATGGAAAAAGAAATGATAAATGGCGGCACTAAATCAAATGCCCCTTATAACTAAACGGATCTATTTGCCCCCATCTGTACATGTGAAACATATACACCCCTTTAGCAACTCCGATTTTCATTCCTAATCTGCGAGCCTTATCGCAAAAAGACTTATCAAAGAATATACTATTTTCATCAAACCTAATTTTATTCCATATTGACTTATGGAATATCATACACATCCCGGCTACCTGTGGAACTTCAGTAACTAAAGTGCCGTTATTAAACCATTGCTGATTTGCTATATCAATATGATAATCAATATCCGGATTATCTGAAAATTTGCCGTTCACTAATTGATATAGTGCCCGTAATCGGTTAGTCATGCAACCGATAATCTGATAACCTGGATTAGCTTCAATTACTTTATAGACTTGATTGCCAAAATCAGAACGTAACGGCAAAGTGTCCTGATCACGTAAACAGATATAACAATCATCTGGTAATTCAGATATACATTGGTTATACTCAAGGCCTATGTTTTTGGATTGACTAAATGGCTGGATGAATCTTATTTGTATAGCTTCCATTCTTTACTAAATCTATTCTTCATTAACAACGGCCTGTTAGCTTGAATACCTTTACCTCTATCAAGTTGACTAACTGAACTCGCTATCTGTTTATGCTCATCCATTGAATGAATGTAATCAGATGAATGAGTAATATCTAAATAACAAGCAGGAGTTAATCCGGCATTAAATACCCTTTGCGAGTAATTAACGTGTTCATATCCGTAACCTTCAAATTGCTCATCAAAACCACCTACAACATCCAAACATTTACGGTTTATATAAATCATGCAGCCAGATGGCAATTCATATTCTGTTATTCCGTTGTTTTCGTTTAATACTTTGCGATTAAATGTATATGACAAATGATTTATACCTGATAATACATAAGGAACAAACCAGCTATTTATTTTAGGCCAGCAATCATCATCAAAAAGGAATATATCCGTACAATCATCAAGCAAAGCCAAACACATATTTTTAGCTTTGGCAATACCTTTGCAATCAACTGTCGCTATCTTTGCATCAGTTGTGTAATTACGGATCATTTCTAATGCAGGCGTTTTACGGTTGCCGTATGTGGTTATGCCAATGCCTATTTTCATAATTCAATCTTTTTGCTGATATGAATTTTAATATAATTAGATATCATTGTTCCTGTACAGGTGATTGTTAAACCTAACTCAATAGCCGTTTTAATTTTTGCATTTATTTCAGCATTAAGCTTTTTTATTTCTTCTACTATTTGTTTTTGATTATCTGTTATCATTTGACAAAGATTAAGTTTTCTTTATTCTCTGAAATTAACCTTAATCTAAAGTGTCCTACATAATTTGAGTATAACTGTTTCAAATCCTGATGTCCATTCCACTCTATACATAAACACCTACACCCGACCAAATTTAAATCAATCTGTTTTAGTATGTTCCAATCATTCCCCTCAGCATCAATCGTAATAAAATCAAAGTGTTTATGCCATTTCAGAACCCAGCTAAATGGAACGGCCTGTATTTTAGTTTCCGTAAATTCAACACCTGAATTACGCCAGCGCATTGTTTCATTG